AAATAATGATATAGATGCTCCAAATCTTACTAAACTTTATTCAAGAGCATTATTGTCTAAGAATCTTAATGATAGACAAGTTCAGAAGAAAATAGAAGACACTTTTGGAGATGAGGGTGTTACAAATAATATATTAGGTATATATTTACAGAATAAGAATATAAAAGATCTGTATAATGAAATAGATACAGTATGTAAATATATGCCTAAGCTTGACGAAGCATTAAAAGCTAAAAGAGATGCTATATTATCATCAGATAATTTCTCTAAAGACTTTGTTAATGCTACTGTATCATCTACATATGACGAGGATAGAGTTGTATTTAATACTCGTATTGAAAATATTAAAAAGAAATATAAATTAGCAGAAAAATTCGATAAAGCTACTTATAGTACAATGAAATATGGTGAAGAATTTATTTATCATCCACCATATAAGAAAGCTTTGGCTAAACTTTTAAGAGATAAATCTAAAACTATGTCAGTTAGTAATCCAGGTGGGTTACATGAATCAGTAATCAGAATAGATGGAATTACTACAAAAGACTTAAAATTAAATAATCAAATCACTACAAATACATATAATATTAATGTATCATATAACTATACAGGAGTTCTTGAGTCTGCTGTTAATGATCAGACTAGATTAAGAGAATCTATGAGTATAGTTAATGAAGTTGGCTCTGTATGTGATAATATAGATGAAATGGCGTTAATGGAAGATGCTTTACCAAATTCATTAAAAAATAATACTAGTGATAAGAAAACTAAATTGAATAAAACTATATCGGATGAATTAGAATTACCAACTAAAGACTTTGATCAAAGTGCTAGAGATGGTTTAATTAAATCTGGTATAAATAATAGTGTTGATTCGTACAACGTAAAAACACCAGGTTGTGTATTAAAAACATTAAAGCCTGAAAACGTTGTATTATTATATATTGACGAAATTTGTTTAGGATATTATTACTTTGAATTTGACCCAAATACAGACAATTCTATTTTATATAGTAACCAGTATGATTCTTCTGGTTATGGCTCTACAATGTATGATAGAAACGCTGTTAAAAATTCTCAAGATTTTAAAGCAGAACAAGATAAAAACCAATTATTAAAATATGTAGCATCTAATATAGCTAGTCAGATTGATACGCAATTTATCAATACTAATCCAGACTTAGCAGATGAAATATATGCAGTATTAAAATATAATGATCTTTTCAATGGAGCTTCAACTTCCAATATCAAAGTTACATTCTTACCAGAAGAAGATGTAACTCATATTAAATTTGAAGAAGATCCTGATACACATAGAGGTATATCTGACATATTATCTTGCTTAATAGCCGCTAAAATGTATTGTTGTATTTCTATTAATGATACTATAGCATCTTTAACAAGATCTCAAGATAGAAGGGTATACTATGTAAAACAGAATACCGAAACCAATATAGCTCAGACTCTTATGAACGTTATTAATCAGATTAAAAGATCTAATTTTAATATACGTCAAGTAGAGAATATGAATTCTATATTGAATATTATAGGTAGATATAATGACTTTGTTATTCCGGTGGGACAATCTGGAGATGCTCCTGTACAAATGGAAGTAATGAATGGTCAAGATATTCAACCTCATACAGAATTATTAGATAGATTTGAAGAACAGTGTGTAAATTCTACTGGTATTCCTCTTGAATTAGTAAATGCAAGATATAGTACAGACTTTGCTACACAAATTACAATGTCTAATATCAAATTCTTAAGGCACTGTATATTAAGGCAAGAGAAGCTTGAATATTACTTCAGTAGAATAATAACAGCTTTATATGCTGCAGAATATGGAGAAAGAGTATACATTAAATGTGTATTACCTCAACCATTATTCTTATCTATTACAAATCTTAATAATATCCTTGAAACTGTACGTGCTAATACAGAAACTATAGCTAATTACGAATATGATAATGAAAACGATCAAGCTAATAATGAAAAGAAAGCGATCTTTATGAAGTTAATGATGAAACAAAGATTGAGTACTTATGTAAAAGCTGATGAGATAGATAATCTCAAGAGACAAACAGAGTTTGAATATAATAAACGTAAAACTGCAGCTTCTTAACGGAAATGCAGGTGGAGATTCATACGGAGGATATTAAAAGAAATATGGATGTATACCAAATGGTATACATCCATATATTTATTTTTATCAGCCACCATTAGCGTTGTTGTTATTTGATCCAGAAGATGTAGTACTTGCAACATCAATACCGAAGTTTGAATTAACTGTATCAAATACAGAATATTTGAATTTACCAGAATCAAGTTCGATCTGATTTTGAGAATGATTATTGAAACCATTAACGGTATCTCTAGCATTCTGACTAAATCCATCATTAACTGCCATCATATTCTTAACAGCATCAGCTTCATTAAGATATGCAAGCATCTTAAGTGCTCTAGCATCTACTTCTTCACCATCGATAACGAAGCACTGCATAGTAACTTCAATATCAACTTTTTCAATTTCGCCCTTAGTACCATTGTAGATACTGGATGGAACTTTGTTCGGCCATGCATTACATAACAGATATGCTTTTTCAAGACCAAGCATAGTTTCATCAGTTACAATATACATAAGGTTGAATACTTCATTTTCAAATCCAGCTGCAAGGATACCATTTTTGATTAATCCATGATATGTCTTAGCCTGTGTACGAGGATCTCTCACACCTCTAATATACATATCAATGAATTTTGTGATAACTGAACCAGATTTTTCAGTAAAGCTCATAGATATTTCAGATGCAGACTGCTGAGTAACTTTACCCATGGAGTTCATTGTAGAAATACCATCAGTAAATTCGATATTATCAACAGTAATATCTTCAATACCATCAAGTCCTTTAAACTCGTATTCAAGAATATAACAGAACAGATCCAGAAGTTTCTGAGCATCTGCGTTTCCATTAGATCCTAATACTTTAAGATATTCAGGAACAGAAATGACTACAAGATGCTGATAACCCTTCAAATATGCATTGAACTGTGCAGCATTTGTAAAGTCAGTTACACCTCTCATCATTGTATACTCTGCTACTGATCTAGGACGTTTACTATAAGTATTAAATGTACTTTGTAAGTTAGCCATTATACTTACCTCCTATATCAAGATTGGGTCGGTAATGCATAAATCTTAAAGATTTCAGTCTGAACGAAGTCTTTGAATGAAACTTTAATAGATGCATTAAAGATCTTATTGGCTTTCATAATTGGGTCTGCAACATAAACAAATTCGAGAGTATCGAAGTTTTCTTTATACTGCATAATCGCATTATTAACAGCTTTCTTATAGGTTTCAAGGTCATCAGATGTAATAAATGTGTATCTATTAATCGGACAAACCTCTCTAACTCTATGAATAATCTGCTGTACAGCAAGAATATTATTAATATAAGAGAGCTGGCTATATGGATCCTGAGATGTATTAGTTGTTTCAAGTACCAACTGATTATTGATATATCCACAATAGTTTAATCCTAAGTCCATAAGCTCTGTTTTCTGGTCAACCTTTGGTGTAAATTTAGGACAGAAATTAACTGTACCTTTAATAGCTTCATCAAAAGTAAATCCGTACTGGATACCAGCGCACGGTGCATTTCTTCTAAGGTTAAAATGATTAATCATTTTAACTGCTAAAGAATACATCAGAGTTACATTGATCTGCTTTCTGGAATATGGATCCAGAACATCATATGTTGTAATATAAGAAGCTGCAAATTTAGAATGATCAAATTCTTTAGCAGCCATCTTAAACTGATCATATGTATATTTATCAAGACCAAAATCTCTAAAGTAGAAGAAGTCCTGTCTGAACTCTGCAAGATCAAGAATAGCTTTCTTTACTTCAGATGGATAGTTAGCATCGAATACTGCATCGATATTAACCTGATTAGGGTTAAATACAGAATCGTCAAATTCTCCAGAGAAGAATTTTACTGCCTGTTTATTCCAAGCACTTGTTCCGAATGGCTTGTCACCAAACTCACCATTATCACCAGACATAATCATCATGCCTGTAGCGTCGGCAAGATCATATCCGTTTTCAGCTTCATCATCTGACTTAGTAAGGTCTACTGAAATATAATCAAGAGCTTTACCTGCTCTATCGCATCCAAACAGTACGTCGATAGATTTAAGCGTATCTTCATCTACTCCAGTAGCTTCACTAACAGCTTTGATGAATTTATTAGATCCTTCTTCATACTGATAAGCGTCAAGCTGTGTAAGATCTTTGGAACTTTCTGTCAGAGACATACTTGTCTTAAGATAAATAATATTAGGATCAATAGAGAATCTTGTATACTCAGCATTTGTTTCAGCATCAGCAATTACATTAAATGAATAGAATTCAAAAGAATTCTGTTTACTTAACTGATAATCTGGCTGAATATTAAATCTCTTGGTAGATTTTCCTCTACCATTATCTGTTACTGTGAACAGAGGGAATACGTCAGCTTCTTCTTTATACTGTAACTGAACATGAGCTACTACATCAGTAATAGTTTTCATAGAAGGTACAGTAACAACTCCGTATTTAATACTAGCTACATTCTTAGTAGCTTTGGCCCATCCACCACCATCAGTTTCGCTCTCCTGATTTGTAGATGGATCAATATAAAGAGGTTTTCCAGCAGCATTAGTTTTCTCAACCTCTTTTTTAGTAACTGTAGCAATGACAGTAAGATTGGCAAGAGCAGCATCATCTGCAACAAGTCTCTTGAAAATTAATCTACCACCATTATCAATGATATGTGCAGCCTGAACAAGCGGCTGACCATGTTTAACAAATGAGATATGATTACCGTATAAATTGTAAAAATCTGTTCCTACAACTTCTCTAATATCTTCTGGACCTCTTTCAGCAGAAGAGCAGCAAAGATAGTAAGGAGCAGTAACAAGAGTTTCGGTAGTCTTTGTTATATTTGACTGATCTATATACTCAAATATTGTATCGGGCCTCATTAATGAATCCTCCTTAACATATTATATACCACATTTATAGTTTTATTAAATGTAATTTACTGATATGTTTATACTTATGATATCTGGTCGTCTTTGTCTGCTGGTCTATTTATTCTATCCCAACCGCCCATCATAATAGGCTCAAGAGGAGAACCTTTACTATCAGGATTCATCATAGCGCCGATAAGAGATTCATCCCAATTCTCAGATGTAAGTGAGTTAAATGGACCATTAAATTTAGGAATTTGACTAATTCTCATAGTCTCATAAGCGTGCATATTATGATCTTTTATTTTTTCTTTAGATAATCTAAATGGTATAGCAGGATCATCTTTAGATCTACATGTTTCAGATAATAATATACCAAATAATTGAGCAGTAACTTTATAGTTACCTCCATTATATTTGATAGAATCCAAGAAGTATTCATGTAATTTATCATAAGGAATAGTTTTAGGAATATTACCAGTTAATACGAATAATCTGATAAACTGTTCTACATTAGCAATATCTTGAGGTACTTCTGTAGAAGATATTATTTGATCTATATCATTATCTTCATATATTAATAATCTATAGTCTTGAGGGTCTGTATCTTTTGTTAATTGAAATTTTCTTGCTCTTTCAACATATCCAGGTTTAGTTACAAACATACTAGGATAATTAAAAGTTCCTATCTTTTTAGCATAATTAGTAGAGTCTCTATCTACTATAGTATAATTTAATATACCAATTAATTCTATATATTCTCCATCTTCAATAGCACAATTTCGTTCAAAATACTTTTCAGGAACGAAAAAAATAAACTTCTTATTTGGACCTTTAAAGTATACAGATTCATCCACAACTTTAATAAAATTAGGTCTGCTCATATATGAATACACCTCCACATCAATTTAATGATATGTTCCAGATGTACATTTTCAGGTATCGTAGAAAAAAATAAAGAGAGTATGAAATTTAGTGCAGAGTAGAATTTCTACTCTGCACTTATGTATTAGTTTCTTTCGTAAAATGCAATAAGCATTTTACATGATGTCATCGTATTAATGACAGCCCGATGATACTCTGCACAGGCTGTTTTTGTGCTTGCACTTGCAATGCTCAATCTGTCCATCAGACACTGATGAAATGCAAGATGCTCGATTTGCAGATTCAGTAATTCATCTAATTTCTGACGAATCTCTGCATCTGCAAGGTATCTTTGATATTCATCGAAGACCTCGAAATCATGATCGATCAGGTCTTCAAGTTGCATAAGTGATTTGATTGTGTCAATGTCTGTGATAATTGCTGTGTTATTCATAATTTCCTTCTTTCTACCTACGATTGGTTACGTAGGATTTATTTATTATTATTATTATTTATTATCACTATGATATTATATAATTAAAAAGAAAAGATATTCCATATACTCTATATAGAGTATATGGAATAAATAAATATTTTATAAGGATAATAGTATTATAGTTTTCCCTTCATTACTAAAATCCATTAGATCGAATAACATAATTACATTGTTACCAATTAATATATCATTCAATACTTTATATACTTCTCTCTTGTCGTCTTCCCTCTCTAATGTATCAATAGATATTTGGATATCCAATTTATGATTATTTAAAAATATACATAAAGAGGAGCATACCTGTCTTACAAGCATATTAGCTGCTCCGTTTTTAACTAAGTATACTTTATTATTTGTATAATCAATAGATTGAACTTCCGTATCAGTATTGCTTTTGATAATATCTAATAATTCATTAAATTTATTAGCATCATTAAATATATGATTATTTAATAATACTCTTAATTTGGTTAACGCATATACATTTACATTATTCATCTTTATTTATACCCCCGTTTATTTTGGAGAAGATAAACAAGATTTCTTTAGAATTATATTATACGTCCCTTATTATCTAAATAGTGTAGTTCTCTTCCATCATAATCTTTTCTACTTATAATGGAATTATATTGTGATTTATTATAAACTACATTTAAATATTTTAAATATATTTCAACTCTAGGCAATATACTGTAATATTTATTTACAGTTCCAGTTACTACCATAGAGTCATCTAGCCATACATTGTGATTATACATATCACAGTATTTCTTTCCGATATTATCCCAGTCAGGTTTCTTTATATTAGGTCTTTTTAAACCTATTTCTGCTAAGAAAATATCGGTAGTATTAAAATATGATGGTGTTGGTAAATACGCATTATATTCTATAATACATGGGGTATTTATTAATCCATCATATTGTAGTAGTTCTTCATCTGTAATACTTTTCATATATCTATGATCCTCTTGTGCATTAGGTGTATAAATATGTACAAATGGATCATTTTTCGCATATGTAGAAGCATTACTTCTATTTATTAATCTAAATCTAGGTCTTTGAGCACCTTCTGGCACTTCTAATAATACTTGTATTAGATAATCTATATAATACAAATTATCTAATACCCTAGATCTTACTTCTATTATTTCATCCATTTTGTTTGGGGACAATTTATAATGATCTACCATCCATGCAAGTCTTTCTTCATAAGATATAGGTATATCACTATACTTCTTGGCATACTCTTCGCTTTTCTGTTTTCTATTTTGTTTAGCCATTGAGTTTACCGTCCTTTATTATATATTTTTAAATATAAAATCCATATATGGGTAATTACCCATATATGGATGTTTAAGAGTACGTTTATTTTTAAATAAACTATAGCCCAAATTTACTGTACATATTTGATATTTTATTGGATAGCTCTTGAGTAAACATTCCCCAAGTTCTATTTGGTAATTGTAAATATTGGTTCTTCTTTAAGGAGAAATACATAGTTAATTGTCTTTGTATATCTGGTTCATTTATATTAACTCCACAATTACATGCAATGTAATCCATTAAAGCAGTATTAGCCATAAACCAACTAGTCTTATCTGATTGGGTAAGAATAATCATGGAATATAAATCCTTAAATGACATATTTACATCTACTTCTGTAGGTAAACCATTTACAGTCCAAGAACCTTCTTTACCTCTACTAATACTTAATGATGTAACTATTCCACAATCACAATTAAATGCTCCTTTAAGATAAGCTCTAATAAGGAATGGAGACATATATCCGTTTGCAACATCACTTGATACCTGTCTAGGAGCGGTTAGCGCCACTAAATGACACAAAGGAACGTAGATATTTAAATACCAACTTAATAGATCATTATCAGGTGTTCTTAATTTTAGAGTTACAGAATAACTTTTACTATATTCGTGATCAGCCCATATCTCAGGGAATAATAATTGTCCACCAGTAGCAACAGTAGCAAAGTTTTTAGCTAAGTCTATTAGCAATTGATGCCCTCCTAAATACTTTTCAGACATTTCTTGCATATCTGCTAATGTACTTTCTAGATTATTAGGTTGCATCCAGTCTGGAACTTCTCCTGTAGATGTACCCATCAAAAATTGCAACTCTCTACCAATATCAGCAAATGAGTTTACTTTAGATGCAATCTGCGATTCTGTCGTTGTATTAGAAAAATCTTCATCGGACGATGTATAAGAATCTACATAAAATGATATAGATTCTTGTGCTCGTATATTTTTCTTGATGGTGCTATTAACTGCATACTTCCAGTTAAACTCAGATAATTTATATTGTTTAGAGCTACTGGTATTATAAACACTTATTTTGGAATTTTCTATTCCCAAGAATTTAGCGCCTGCCCAACACATTGGATTTACATATTTAAAATATTCTTCTGCAGCAAAATCAAATGTAAAATATCTACCAGAATCTGTAATCTGTCCTTCTGTTCCACCGCCAATAAGATCTGATATTGTAACTTGGTTTGCATCATTTTCATCGGTAGCATTTATACCTAATAATTTAGATAGCTCTAACCATCTATCTGATTTTTTGAAATCAGACATATAAGAAGCTTTTCCAGGAGTTATAAGTAATAATGGTGTTCTAGTTAAAATTTTTTGAGCATATGTAACACCATATTCTGTTCCTTCTAGTTTTTCATCAGTATTTTCATCAAACTGATATGGTGAACCAAATACACCCATTAAACTACTATTAAACATTTTAGATACCGCACTTGATAAATCACTTTGATACTTCTTTTTGCTAAAATATTTTATAGCAGCTTGATCATCATAGTATTTTTGCAATCTTGCTTTTTTTGCGGCTTGCTCTTTTTTTGATCCGCTATTTAGCCATTTGGATAAATCCTTCATTTTTAATATATCACTGTCTTCTTTACCGGCTATCGAGTTTAATCTATCCTGAAGGGCTTTTTTGGCAGCGTCTTTTGCTTTTTTCTCTTCATCTTTTTGCTTATCTGTTTTATAGTTTGACCATTTATCTTCTTTAACTTTACTATCTAAATCTTTTTCACTTATCCATCCATCGTACTTTTTTAACTTGTACCATGTTACTCCATTTTTATCTTTTTTCTTTTCTGTAGCAACTAAATCTAGATTTTCTACTAATGTTTTGACAAATTTACTATTTTTGCTCGGTTCAGAATATACAATTGTATGCTTATTCTTGGTATTTACTTTATATATAACTTCTTTCTTCTGAACAGTAGCAAATACATCATCGCCAGAAACCCATCCTAGATCTCCTATATGATACCAATATAAATCATCTTTCTTTATGTACTTTTGCCCGTTTGAATAAAATGTTTTCCCTATATCAAGATAATCTATAATAGGAGATGTTATCGATGGTTCTTTTCTATAAGCAACGGCATTATTTTTTGATACTTTTATTCTGCATGTAGCATTTGTATCTATTAATCCGTCATCATATTTATTTATCAACCCTACAGTTACTGTACCTACACCGTTAATTATGGTACCTTCTTTACTGTAATCTCTTCCTGGTATACGTTTATTTGTTCCTTGATTATTATCCACTCCATATAATAAAGCGTCTTTTAACCCAGCCATTTACAATACCTCCTTTTTTAGTTTATTAATTTTAATAATTTGTTGGATAGGGCTATTTTATCCCTATCCAACAATATAATTTTATTCCATAGCAAGAGATTCTATACTATTCATAAGATTAGACAGCTCTCCTGATCCGGTAGATGTTTTATTATAACTAGATAATTTGTTTGCTAAATCTGTCTTCAAAGAAGTCCATTTCTGTTTAGTTTCACTATTATTCATTTGTGTGCTTTGTAAATCTACAAGCTTGGATAATATAGAAACTATCTCAGAAATATCAGATGTATTATCTGCTACTTTAGCAAGTAATTTGATTACAGATTTCATTAGTTTAGTCATATCGGAAGTTCCATCGGATTTCTTAGTAATAGACTTAGTAGAATCAGATACAGATTCTGTACCATCGTTGGAATCAGTTAATCCCATACTAGATGCCATCTGATCTGTATAATTACTAAATGCTGTCATTACATCATTAAATCCGCCTCTTCCTTTATACTTAGGATAATTATTTAATAATCCAGATCCTGTTCCAGACCATGGCACATCATTCTGATATGTAGCATAATCTTGATCAAAGTATCCAGATATATCGCCTTCTTTATTCTGTCCAAAGAAGTCGTAGAATTTATAATTTGATCCGTATCTGTTACTTACAGGATCTCCTTTTTGATAA